TACCACCGATAAGGCTCTCGGGCTTGTCATCCAGTTCAAGACGGGCTACCTGCTGGTAGACACCAACATCAAGTCGCTCTGATAACAGGATTTGAACGTCGTGAGACATACAGACCTGCGCTTTATATTGCCGAGAGGCAAACGGAAATGATCGCCGGGAGGCGACCAGAAAGGAGCATAAAATGATCATAGATACTGTATTCCTTGAGAAACTTCTCAAGACCAATTTCGAGGACGCCTATGAGCAGTTTCAGGGCAACGTCTATTCGAAAGTTCTCGACGTACTGACCACGCAGGTGCCGTCCACCTCCGCGTCTGAGAAGTATGGCTGGCTCGGCGCGTTCCCCTCTGTGCGCGAGTGGATCGGCGACAAGCAGGCCGGGACGATGGAAGATTACAACTACACCATCCCGAACAAGGACTGGGAGATGACCATCGACATCGACCGCAACGAGCTGGACGACGACCAGATGGGCCGCATCCTCCCGCGCTTGCAGATGATGGCGCAGAAGATGAAGTCCTGGAAGGGTAAGCTAGTGTCCTCCTTCCTCGTCGCCGGAACCACGGGCCTCGCCTATGACGGTTCCGCGTTCTTCGCCAATCGCACGGCCCCGAACGACAACCTCCTCGGCGGAAATGGCGGGGACACACTCGCCCACATCAAGACCGACATCCAGGCTGCCCGCGCCGCGATGCAGGAGTTCACGGACGACAAGGGCGAGCCCCTCGGCCTCGAACTCGATACCATCGTCTGCCCATCCGGGCTTGAGGCGCTCATGCTCGAAGCCTGTACGTCGCAGATGGGCGTCGCCGGGGACAACATCAAGAACCCGATCCAGACGTGGATCAAGAACGTCATCACGCTTCCCGGCCTCAACGACCAGACGGACTGGTACGGGTTCTGCTCGGCCTACGCGCTGAAACCCTTCATCTTCCAGAATCGCAAGGACGCCGAACTCGTCCTCGACGACACCCAGGCCAAGAGGAACCGCAAGCTCATCTACTCTGCCGAGTGCAGGGGAAACGCGGGCTACGGCTTCTATCAGATGGCCGTCAAGATGGTCAACAGCTAGGAAACACACGGGAGGGGCGAAAGCTCCTCCCCATCCTGGAGGGGAAATGGAAAAGGTATTTGTACGGTACGTCGGCGGAAAGGAAAACAAGGTCGGATTCGTCGCCGAGTATACCAAGAAGATCGCGGACATCCTCGTGAAGCGCGGGCAGGTGGAAATAATCACCGATCCGTATACGCAAAAAAGGGTATCCGAGGATATCGCGGTAGTAAAGGAATCGGCAGTCCACAAGAGAAAGAAGCACAGCGAGGCGGAATAAATGCCATATAGCACATATACAGACGTCCAGAGCCAGATGCGAAGGGTGGAGTTTACCACCACATCAGTCCCCACGATTTCGGACGTGACGGCGTATATCGTGCTGGTAGATGCGGACATTGACGCGAAACTCTCAAGCGTCGGGCTTACTGTACCTGTAACCGATTCCGCTAAGTTGCCGATCATCAAGCAGATTTCCGTCAACGGCACGGCGGCGATGATATGCCGATCCTTGCAGATGGAAGTTGAAGAAACCGATATGCGGCAGAAGCTATATGACAACGCGCTCAAGGGAATCATGGCCAATCCGGCGATTATCGCAACATCAAGCGGATCGGGGCCAAAAGGCTCCGCGTCAACCTTGTCTGAAAGAGTGTTCATACGGGACGAACGGCAATGGTAGAGATAAGCATCCAGACAATCGGGACAGAGAATTTCGTTCGCGGATTCAATCGCTACGTCGAGGAGATACAGGACTTTTCCGAGGTCTATGAAGAACTGTACATGGATTTTACATCGCTGGAAATGCACCAGTTCGACACGCAGGGATCGCGGGGCGGGCAAGGCTGGCAGGCGCTTTCACCGAACTACGCAAGGTGGAAAGCTCGGCACCATCCCGGGAAACCGATCCTCGTACTCTCGGGACAGATGCGGGCGGCCTTGACAGAGCCAGGATCAAGAGGAGCTGAAAAGACAATCCGGGGGCGCGAGAAATACGCTAGATTCGGCGTCAAGGAATCAGGGAACATTGGCAAGATAGCATCGTTCCATCAATTCGGGACGCGCAGAATGCCCGTGCGAAAAGTGATTGACCTAACAGAACAGGATAAGAACCGATGGGCTAAGTCGATCCAGTCCTGGGCATACGCGAAGCTGAACAAGGCAATAGGGGCATGAAATGATGATAGAGCAAGTACTGAATGACGCGAAGCACTACATTATCTCACAATTTGAGGCAACCCGCGCCGCGCTTGAGACGGAAGTTGGCCTGTTGCCCTCGCCCATCCTCATGCCGAGCGATTCAGAGTACCCCGTTGCTACCACGATTCCCAGCTATCAAAGCATTGCAACGTATGACCTGCTTTCTCCCGCGCTTCCGTCCATTGAAATACTCCCTTCGGAGACGGACGTTGAATACGCCGATGGTCAAATGCTCGACGAGGGGACTGAAAACAACTATATCACCATTCGCGTAACCGCCTCGGGCGCATCGGTGCAGACAACTTCGATCACCCTGCTTCGATACCGGGAAATCCTGAAAAGGATCGTGAAGGCTGATCCCACTTTCGGCGGGACGTTCTACCGGGTACGACTCGGGAGGGCTAACTGGATGCCGATGAAAGCTACGCAAGAGGCGAAGAAGTTCGCTCAGGAAATGTATCAGGACTTGATTATCTGGACGCAGTACTGATTTTCAGAAATTGACCGTCGTGAGACGGACAGAAGGAGGGCATTATGCCCATGAAATTAGGTGTTAAATACACACTGGGCAAGGAAAGCGGAGCGACTCCGGGAACGGCTGTCAACCGCACTATTGCCCTCTCCATCCGTGACATCGGTTCCCTCGACAGGGAGATCAACAAGATCGAAGACCCGGTAATCGCGGGTCAGGGTATGTCCGCTGGCGAGTTCGCCGCGTCCGCCGATGTGAAAGGCTCGATCCCCCTGTCGCCCCGCGCTGGCCCCGGCTTCGGCTCCATCCTCAAGGGAGTTTTCGGCACGGAAGCGACTCCGGTGCAGGTAATCGGTGCAATCGCCATGCGGTACATCGGAGCCTCGGCATCGTGCAAAGTAGTCACTGACGTTTCTGCCAAGACGATCACCTGCTCCAAGGGCGTCCTTGGCGCGGAAACAGCAGATACCGACTTCGGGACTGCTGGAGTCCTCACCCTCACCTCGGCAAGCGTGGACACGATGACGGAACTCGTCGCCGTGATAAACGGCTACACCGCAAAATACGAGGCCGTCCTGCTCACCGGAGACGGAGCCGCAACGATTACCTCGGTAATGACCGTGACCGCCGCGCAGGGCAAGGGGAAATGGGTATACCTGTTCCTCACCGGAACCTCGGGAGCCTATGTCCACCCCTTCACGCTCGACCTCACCGCAGGCTCAGAGCTTCCCACGTGGTCGATACAGCGCGACGGATTCCAGGACAACTACCTCTACGATGGCTGTGTGGTCAACACCCTCTCAATGTCCGGCGCTCTCAAGGGCGCGGTTGAAGCTGAGTGCGAAATCCTCGGCATGAAGGAAACCATAGGGCAGTCCGCGTCCACGGTGGTACTCTCGGGTGCAAAGCCCCTCATATTCGGCGGCGGCAAGACTTCGATCAACGGCACGACGTACAACTTCACACGCAAATTCAGCCTCAAGATCGACCGGGGCGGAAACGCAGACGGATACGGGCAGTCCACGCTCGACCGCGCCTATCACCAGAAGGGCGTTGCCAAGGTCGAAGCATCCGCCAGCTTGCGGCTCGACGCGGTGTCCATCCTTGAGCGCCCGAAGGTCGAGGCGGGACTCGCCGCCCCCTTCCAGGTCGTAATGATCGGCGCGGAAGCAAAGAAAGTGGGAACGTCCAGCGTCGCCGAGATGCTCATTGTCTCGATGGCCGCTTCCGAAGTGTCCAGCTTCAAAGCCGCCGCTAACGGCGATCAGATAGATGTTGACATCGGATTCAAAGCCTACAACCCCGCCGGGACGTATGACTACGACGCCCCCGTGTCGGCGTGGCTCATCACTGCCGATTCCGCCGCGTACTAAGGAGCGAGAATGTCCGAGAAAAAGATCAAGGAAGAAAGGAAAGAGGCCCCCGCCATCAACTGGCGGGTGGCCGCTGACCGCAACGTCTACGGGGAGCGCGTGGAACTGAAAACACTTCCTGGCTATTGGGTTCAGCCCCGAAGGTACTCCAAGCAGGGCGAGGCCGAGATTACCGCTGTCGCCGCACGAAGCCAGATGAAGAAAGCGAACGTCCGCAGGGCGATCCTTTCCGAGCAAGACACATCGGCGATGAGCGAGGCCGACAAGATGGGCGGAATGTCCGCCGAGATGAAGGATAAAGTCCTCGACGCCGTAATGGGATCGATGACCGCCGAGGAAATCTCGGGGCTTGAGACGCAGATTGTCGAGATTGCATACGGCGTGAACCTGCACAATTTCACCGGGGAACAGGAACCGGCGACCCCTGCATGGGCGAGGAGCCTTGTGGAGTACAAAGACATCTTCGATGAAATCCTGTCGCTTGTGGAGGCGAAAAACCTCCCTTTGTGAGTGCGGACGTATCCGTCATCCGCGACGTTACGGACTGGATTTTTGACGGCGCGGAGTTCGAGGACGGGTACGGAGAACTTGACCCGAACGAAGCGCTGGCCGCTTGGGGGCCGTGGGTTATGGACATGACGGCGATGCTTGACGGCGACGGAGCTTGGGCGCACTTCCCGTATCCTGGTGGGCTGTTCGATCAACCGGCGCGGGATATGCAGATTTACAGCATCGCAAAGAATCGCTGGGTTGAGCGCATCAATGAAAAGATGAAGGCGGGCAAATGAGCAGCGTAACCGTAGAGATAAACGGAAAAGAAACCGTCTCACAAGCCGCCCGCGATGCTAAAAACGGGCTTACTGGATTACAGGGCGGGACGGATGACCTTAAAAAGTCATTCGCCGCCTATGGAGTAACCGCCGCCGCCGTAACCGCCGCCATTGTTGCGACTGGTAAAGCCGCTTACGATTGCTTCAAAGAGTTCGGCGAAGATGAGCGCCGAATGAATCAATTAAAAATAGCCCTCGATAATAATTCCGTTTCTTTCGGAAAGATGACCGGACTCATCGACGAAATGCGGAAAATGTCGCTTGCGTCGAAGGATGACATTGAGGGCCTTGTTACCGAACTAGCAACGCTCGGGAAATCAGACGCGGAAGTGGATAAACTAACCCGCGCATCAGTAAACCTCTCCAACGTCACGGGCAAGGATTTGATGACCTCGTATCAGATGCTTGCATCCGCGCAGACTGGACAGGTTCGTGCGCTTAAGATTCTCCTCCCCGAAGTAATGGGGCTTACGAAAGAACAACTGGCGGCGGGTGCGGCGGCTGATCTTGTCAATGGCAAGTTCGGGGAAATGTCCACGAAACTAGCGGCTGGTGATATACCTCAGAAGATAAAGAACATCGCCGACGAGTGGAGCATTTTCAAGGAAAATTTGGGGAAAAGCGTCGCCCCCGTTTTTAATCCAATTCTCGATGCGATAAATTCCATTATATCAGGATGGAATAACGCATCGAAAGCCGCTGAAGCACACATGAAGCTACTCAGCGCTTCCAGCTTCACGCAAAAAATAATCCTCAATCAGGCAATAATAGACGCCGGGACTCCTAGGGTTGACCAACTAACCGGGAAAATGTCCGATTATGGTAAAGCTGTAAACTGGAAAGAATCCGAGCTAATGAAATCTCAGCAATACCAAGCATGGAAAGCAGAATTAAACGACCTGATAGATGAAAGAACCACGGCCCAGCGTCAAATTGATTTCTATAAAGATCAACTGGCAAAAACTCCAAAATCATATTTAAGCAAAGAAGATCAGGCCGCGCTTGTCCCGAGGGTTACAAATAGCGGAGTAGTAATTAGCAATTCGTCAACCGCGTCTTGGGGTCAGAATTATAGAATGATGACCGATGACTACTATCTGTTTCAGAAGGGGTTGGTTGAATCAGTTGGTGCTTCTTCACCTTTCAGCGAAGCGATGACGGAGGCACTTGTTTCCGATCTTACTGGAACAGCATTTACAACCGCACTATCTGAAGCATATGCGGGTGCTGTCGATGGCATTGGAGGCATGATTGGAGCTTCCGGTGGAATCGGATCGGGACTATCTGGGCAAGCATATTCGCCAGAATTCCCTGTCTTTGCGGATGCACTCGACTTCTACCTTTCTCAAAATTCCATACCACAGGTTGATGAT